CATCCACCCCCTGTGCCCATTGAAATACGCTCGCTGTATATCAACCATTATAAAAAAGAGAGATTATTTTATAGAAAGCCAAGATGGGTCTCACAATTATTATGGGAAATATGTTTTCTGGTAAAACTTCCGAATTGATCAGGCGACTTAAGAGATACAAAGTCATAGGTAAGAAGATTGTTGTCATCAACTCATCAAAAGATACACGTTCCCCTGATGAAGTCCTAAACACACACGATGGTGTTCAATTTCCTTGTCTCAAAGTTGATCACATTTCTCATTGTATTATCGAGGAATCATTCTGTAACGCCGAAATTGTAGCCATCGATGAGGCTCAATTCTTTTCAAACCTCAAAGAGTTTGTGGAGATGTGCCTCTTTCTTGAAAAATCGGTGATTATAGCCGGTCTCGACGGAGATTATCAACAGAAGAAGTTTGGAGAAATATTGGACTGTATCCCAATGGCGAGTGATGTCGTGAAGCTCTCTGCTCTCTGTATGGATTGTAAAAATGGAACACCTGGACCATTCACGAAAAGAATCGTCAAGAGTGATGAACTTGAATTGGTGGGTGGTACAGATATGTACAAGGCGGTGTGTCGTAAGCATCTCTTAGAAACGGTAAATATCCAAAATAAGAACCACTCTTTTTTGAAATCCGCGTTTCGAAACTCGGTGGTATCGCGAGTGATCAAATAAGAACTCATGCCCGGATTGATGTCTATGCGCTTCGTATTCGGTGTATAGTACACAATCACGACCACTCTTTATTGTGAGGTGGTATCTTAACATCATGTTACTTTCAGCTCGATGTGCTGGTATATTCATAGGTGCGTCCATGACGGCGAACTTGGCGGTCTCTTTATCAACACAAGGAATCTGGTCAATTATTTTTTGAATTTCTGGAAAGTCTTTGACTTTGTAGTAGTAGTACTTATCATTCTTCTTGAACCATGGATCAAGTTTATGAAAGTAGTGCTTCTTGGCGGTCTCTACACCCTTTTCAAACTCGTATAAAATCTTATTGTAGTTGGCTTTAACAAACCAAAGATTTGGATAATCCAATACATTGTATTCAAACTTATGAAGAACGAGGTCTATCAATGTATTTCTCATACCAACAAGGGGTCTGAGTGGCTTCTGAAAGTACAATCTATCTATAGGTGACTTTAGATAATCGTGAAGAACCAAAACTACCGGTAATAACAGGACACGCCACATTAATTTCTCAGTATAAAATAAAAATGCCAGGTTACGGCAAGCGAATGGAAATGTATGCCCCAGAGCCCACTGAAAAAGCCCCAGAATTGGAACAACGATTTGTGATGCCACGTGTCACCCTCGTTCAGTTGACCATCCTCGCGATGATCCTCTACTATGCGTGGTCTGTGCGTAAGATGAACAAGGCTGTTGTCTCTACTGCGGCTCTTGCTATTGGTCTTCTCCACATGTATGACCACATGTACCGTTTGAAGCGTGGTGATGAGCGTCTCTTCTTCTTCCCAGAAGCAAAGAAGGAGGGGTACTGCGGTGCTTGCCAAAAATAAATTAATAGTAGATTGTAAGTATGCGCGTCAAAATTATTCGTAGCCCAGACAGTAAAAAAAAGTTCAGGGCAATTTTAGAAGACGGCAGGACTGTTGACTTTGGTGCGAGTGGGTATTCCGACTACACCAAACACAAGAATCCTTCACGTATGCGTTCGTATGTCCTTAGACATGGTGGTCAAATTCCAAGACGTATTGTGGCTGAACGTAATCCAGCGATGATACATAGAATGATGCGCGGCATTGATAAGAGTGACAAGGAAGATTGGAAGTTGAGTGGTATTGGTGGTGCTGGGTTCTGGTCACGATGGTATCTATGGAGCGAACCAACAATACCCGGGGTTAGGGCGTTCATGTCAAAGAGATTTGGGATTAAATTTTCTCAATAAATGATAATGAAGACTTTAGGGATCTTAATTTTGGTTTTAGTGTTAGTCTTAATTTTCATCTTAACAAGAAAACCAGAGCCAGAACCAGTGATAGATCCAAGTATTCCAGGTGTTCACTATTATGAAGAATGTCACTATGAAGGAAAGCACAAACACACAGACGAAGCTCCGACAAAGATTGATGCCAGTTTCAAATCTGTGCGCGTGTCAGACGATTTTGCTATAAAAGCGTACAGTATGACGGATGAAGAAGTTTTTATTAAAGGACCTAGTACGGTTAAATGTACACCTTTTAAGAGTATGGAAGTGATTCCAAATTAATTATTTGCGGTTAATCCCCGCTTTTTTAAGTTAGCCTTGAGATCAGCTAAAAGTGCTGCTCGTGGATTAACACTCATTGGTGGAGGTGGGGGTGGGGGAGGTATAGCTGCGCGTCGCACTGGTTGTGGTTGAGCAACGCGTTGTACTTTTGGTTCATTTGGTCCAGCTTCCCTGAGTACCATCTTACACACACGAATAAACTTCTTAGCACTTTTAGCCTGGTTTTCAAGTGTTTGTGGAGTGGTATTTTTGACTGGAATTTTTGCCATGAGTTCTTTCTTTGTAAGTTTGACACGCTTTCCCTTGACATCTTTGGTCACACGCAAGCCCAACTTCTTTACTTTTTCTTTGAGTTTTTCGTACTCCATTTAATATAGGTGAGGAAATTATTGGTACCTGACACCAGCTCGTGTCGCCGCATCATCAATTTCATCAACCACTTCCCACGCCCAACGACACTCCTGCGCGTCTTCGTGTTCGCAAATACTGTGTGCGATATCTAAAGCTTCATGAAGAATCATCTTGAGACGCACCTGCTGTATGCTAACCTGTTGAGGTTCTTTTAATGATGGCGCCTCATACAATTGCTGAAGTGCGATACGGGTAATCTCCGACTTCTTCTGTTCATAATCACCTTTGTAAGCTGCGATAACTCGCACACTTCTGCGCACTGGCTTGGGTTCGGGCGACCAATACCCAAACTTCTTGAGCGTCTTCGCCATTAAATATCTTTCGGTAGATATTTTTAAGACCATTTAAGTCTTTCTACCAGTCTTCTTAATAAATAGGGTGTAAGTTCACTTAGGGATCCAAAGGGTACATACCGATAGTCTGGCAAGTCCTCACCCATACCCAGAAGTTGTGCGACTTTGTATCTTCTATGTGGAGTACATCGCGCAAACTTGATATCATCCGAATTGTGTGTTGCCAAAAGAGTATACACATTCTCACCCGCACCAAGTGACATTATTAATCCTTGGCGAAATGATTTATCAACTTCATTCTTATTTGGTAAAAGACCAACTTGTTTACCAACATAAGCACCTCTCACCAATTTAACACCCAATTTGATACCATGCCTCTCAGCGGCGCGGAGATCTATTTCAAGTTCTTTGAGAGCATTGATACGATACATTTGATATGTCTTAAATACATGCGGTTCGTAACGATTGAATTCGCGCATCATATCATAAGATTCCTTTGGATAAAGAATGTGTTCGGCATCAATACACACCTGACAACTATTGTTTATGGCGTGTTGTATTATCTTTTTCATATGAGTCACAGCCAGATTAGGTGTCCCAAATGAAGACATCTTTAAAGCAAACATATTTCCTGGAACACCTGAAATCATAGCCATATTAACATCGCGTACATGTTGTGCGTCTTTTGGTTTACAATTCTCCCTGGCATAGTCTAAAATGACCTTCGCACCACTACGGTGAACATCTCTAATAACTTTTGGTAATTCACTATTCAAAGCAGCATATCTTAGCATATCTTAAAGATGACAGACATTTTTAAGTAAATGGAAACAAGGGCTCTAATTACCCAAGTTCTTATGCCAAGAATTAGACAACTTGAGGAAGAGGTAGCTGCGTTACGAAGACAGACATGGCCTTATGTTCAGGCAGAAAAAGATATGAAGGGACTACGAAGTATAGAAGAATTACGCGATTTTTTTAAAAATCTTGATGACGACACAACATTGGAACTCTTGAGACTCAAGGCGAGACTCTCAAGAAACCCAGGACTTCAGGGGAGAGAAGTTGATATGATTATGAGTTTGCGAAATAATTTTTGTTGATGTATACTAAATGATCTTTCTGTTACCACTTTTTACACTTGTAAATCCAACACTAAGATTAATGGGTCTTCCAACTCTAGAAGTGTTCGATATATTTGAAACACCTTTCATAGCATGGGATAAAAATCGTGATTTGGGTTTTAGCGCCGCGTCGAGTCTTTCAGCTTGTATGATGTGTCTTGGTTTGGTGTCTTCTAGACTATCCAGTTTACCTTTTAAAAGTCCGATGATTTGGGGTATTACATTAACCTGTGGCGCAGCAAGTTGTCTATCTTCTGCATCTCTCACAAAAGATACCTATGATAGAGTCATGCGTATATACGGTCCAAAACCACCATCATCTTAAAAAAAGTCATCCGTTCTATACATATTCACTGTGTATGAACCAGTCTTACCTAAAATTGAGACTGATTCATTCCCATAAAGTTCTTCACATCCAATATCTTCCATACAATCGCGTGCATTATGACTCACGGGAAGTGGATACAAATTTTCTCCACCAGTTGTTGTGTAATAGTGATAGCGATCGCGACGTCCT